ATGTTCAAAATATAAAGTAAGCCCTGTATACATTATAGCTAGTATTAAAAGTATTTTTAAAACTATCATTAGTGTTCATCTAAATAAGTTCGTATTCTATCTCTTAAACCTTCTTCGTATTTTGGTACTATAATACTTTCTAGTTTTTGCGCTTCTACTTTTTTGTTATTTTTTTTCAATAAGTAAAGATCGTAATAAGCCATAGCTTCACTTAGTAGTGCTTTTAAGTTGTCGCTGTCGTAATCTACTTTGCTATCGTTAATATGCTTTACGATAATTCTGAGTATTTTAATTGTTTCGCTTTTTAATTGTCCTTTTTTCATAAAAAATTATCTTAAATAGTAAATAAATTTTAGCTGATACCCTTCTGCTTTCTTAATGTTAGGATATTGTTTTTTTAGAAATTCTATTTTTCTAGTTTTATGCCTGTGCCACATTGTAACAGGGTGTATTCGCTCGCCTAATTCAGTTATATAAAAATCTGCTTTTATTTTGTCAATAAGTTTATAATTAGCAGCTTTATATATCGTACCGTTATTGCCTACGCTAGTGTCGGAATAACTTATTAGGGCTTTAAGTTTTTTATATCTATCTTTTAAAAATTTATGTAATAAAGATAGTGTTATAGTTTCAGAGTATTTTGGCATAAGGTCAGATAGCCACATACGATCAAACTCTGCTACTTCACCTTTTTTAAAATTGCCGTTATTTTTTGGTTTTATTCCGTAACCTATTTGCAAAGCGCCGCTTACTTTTTCATTATAATAAACTAATAAATTTAAAAAACTGTTCTTTGTTGGTTTTTTCGAGTAGTGATTTATTCTAATTATATTATCTGCTTGTCCTTTTTCGCAAATAATTATTTTTATATTTTTAACAGCGCACTCGTAACCTATAGTATAGTTAGCCCAATCTTTAATAGGATCTTTTTTTAGTTTTTTGCTCATTTTTTTAACTTTCTATACTTGTATAATAAGTAACTAGCTATAGGCGTACCTGCTAGTAAAGTTAGTAAGCTAGGGTGCGGCTCTCCGCAAAGTCCTGTAGCGTGTTTTAAAAATTCTATCATTTTATTTGCTTGCCTTTGTTTATAGTATTGCCTATTCGCTTTACGTTAGCTTCGTGCTGTTGATAGTCAGTTATTAAGCCTTGCTGTCTTTTCAGCTGTGCCTGTTGCTTGTATTCCTTTAGCCATAAATTAAAGTTTCGCACGTTAACAAAAGCGCCGTTATCGCTGTGCTTTACGCCCTGTTCAAAAGCAAAGGCTACTTCGTCAATAGTTAAACGGCTATAGCTGTTAATTAAGTCGTCGTATAAAAGCTGCGACATTATTACTACTTGCTGCGTATCTGGCTTTTGTCCTAGCATTAAGTAGCACTTACTAACAAGATCAACGCAGTCAGTTTTTAACTGTTTTTGATCGTTGTTAAACCTATACCAAATTTGTTCTATTTTAACTGTTTTGATCATAAAACTTATTTTGTACTATATTTTTAGCTTCCTGCCAAGTGTCTAGTATATTGCTTTTTTGTGTTTTGTTATATTGCTTTTGACGCTTTGCCCACGTCTTTAAACGCCTTGCTATATCAAAGGTTTTTTCTAGTTCGTAGCGTAGCTTTGTTTTGCTTCTGTTTGGCTCAGTCCAATAATCTATAAATTCAGCCTGCATTTGTGCGCTATAGTCATGTGTATATACTTCGTCGCTAAAACGCTTGTATACTGCTTCTAAGTCGCGTTTCTTACGCTTTTCGTTTAGTTGGTAAGACTTATACTTAATAACAGTTATAAGACTGTTTTTGCTATTGCTATCTATATGTATATAACCTTGCTTCTTTAGTACTTGCATACGCTTATAAACTGTGCTAGGCTTTAGCCGTAGTTCTTCGGCTGCGCTTACACGTCCTGTTACAAACTGCCCTATATCTATTTTACGTCCGTAGACTATGTTAGGTGTAGTGTTTGCTTTTAAAATACACCATACAAAAACCTTTAATAGTTCTGCGTCAGCAAATACGCCGTTATCTAAAATTTTGCGGTGTAGCTTTATGAATCCTTGCATTTAAAATTTATTTTTGTTTCCCATTGTTTAGGATCGTCAAAAGTATAAATTTCTTTTTTACGCATTTCTTTACGCCACCTGTCCTGCACAAAACGCTGCTTATAGTCGTACTTGTCGCCGCGTAGGTGTTCGTTTTCTTGTTGTAGCTTACAGCGTATACGCTTAATGTTATTAGCTGCTGATAGTTTGCCGTCTGCTATTAGTTGTAGCAAGTCTATAGCTAGCATTTTATCTAAAGACTCGTAGCCTAGTGCTTTGATTTCTACACTCCATACGTTAGCCTGTAAGCGGTTGTCGCTATCTCGTAGGCTTTTGCTACGCTGTAGTAAGTCTAAAACTATTTCTTTTGTTTTCATCTATTTCTATTGTTTTAAGTACTTCTACTTTACGTTCTAGCAAGCTTTCTACGTTTCGATCTATTTCTTCTAGTATTTCTAAACGCTGTAGCTTAGATAACATACTAACGTCTTTAGCGCGCTTTCTATATTCTTCTGTAGTGTAACTATATAGCTGTATATATTCTGGGTAGGTTTTAGGAAATTCTATAAAGTTTTCGTGCTTTTTACGATAGTGGTAGTAGTTAGTTCTGTGCTGCTTATAATACCTTGCTAGCATTGCGGGCGTAAGTCCGTTATCCATAAGTATGTTACATACTATCATACGGCCTAGTACTGTATCTTGTTTTCGATGTTTTTCTTGTATGCTATCTACTTGTAGATATTCTTCTACAATACTATTAAGCCTTGTTATTTCTCGTTCTAAATTCATGACTTTAATTCTTCTACTATTTCTTTAATACTATCTATTTCGTCTAGCGTTATATATTCGCTAACATAATTACCGTTATAGTCAAATTCTATTAGTAGCTTGTCGTCTAAAGTATATGCTACACGCTCTGCTATAACGCCGCAAGCGTTTATAATAGCTTCTATTTCTGTTTCTGTAGGTAACTGCATAGCTACTTTATTTTCGTAGCTATCGCAATATCCTATATCGCTTCCTGCTCTCATAATTAAAACGGCATTTCTTGAGGTGCAGGCGTAGGCTTCTTGTCTTCTAAAACCCAAGTAGAAAACATATCCGCTATTTCTATTACTCTAGCTTCGTCGCCACCGTTGGCTATTACAAAGTCAGTAGCGCACTTTAAGCTACTTTGTCTTACTATCGACTTTTCGCGGTTGTCGCCTTGTTTTACAGTAGCGTAGCCACCTTGTTGAAAATTATTTACAGGTTTTACTTTGGGAAATTTGCCGTCTATAAATTCGTATTCAGTTTCTTGACCTACTACAAATTTGTTTTGATCTGCCGACTTACTGCTATACTCGCCGCTATCGCCATTCTCAAAAGCTATTTCGTGTTTATACATTATTCCGTACTTGCCTTCCCAAGTTCCGTTCGCTTGCGCGCCAGTTACCTTACTAGTTTTAATCATTTTTTTATATAGTTAAAATAATACCTAGCAAGTTACAAAGGTGTGCTAGGATTACACCTATAGCCAAGCCGACTACGGCTACAACTGTATTAGTTTTAGTTTCGCTATTCATTTTCTTTAAGCTGTTCTAACATTATTTGTGAAGTTACAAACGCTAGTTCTATTAGCGCCATTTGATAAGCGTGTGCGCTTTTGTAGTCGTCGTTTGCAAATGCTTCTGTTTCGTGCGCTTTAATACGCGCTTTAGCTGCGTCTAGCACCTTTTCTACATTACGTAAATATACGTGTGTTTCTTTTGGTTTAGCTGCGCTAAAAATTTCTGCAATTTCTGTAAAATGGTTTTTCATTGTTTTGTTTTTAGTGCTTGGCTTCGTTGCCTTGCACCCGAAAACCCCGCATTTCTTTCAGTGCGGGGCGGTGGGGTTGGTCTTTGTTTATTTAGCTAGATGATAATAATTACTGCAATATGTAGGATATTTGTCAAGCTTATCTCTTGTATTACGAATTGCCTTGTGAATATCGCTATATGAATACATTACTTGTAGTAATCCTGCAATGTATAGATACGCTTCTCTATCATAAACACCTTTGTCAAATGCTTCTTGCGCTTTGTCTAGAAGATCTTGCATAGCACCTGTGTAATTGTCAATTTTATAGTCCTTGTCTTTTGTCAAAATGCTTTGCATAGTTTCTAAGCAACCTTTGCAGTTATAATAACCGCTAACTTTTTTAGTTTCTTTTGTTATCATTGTTTTGTTTTTTTGTGCTTAGCTTCGTTGCCTTGCACCCAAAAACCCCGCATTTCTTTCAGTGCGGGGCGGTGGGTTTAGTTTTGACTATTCTTTGTTAGTTAAGATAAGTCCTTTCATTTGTCTGCCATCTGGATAAGTTTCACCGATTGGCTTTTTTAAGTTATCGTTAGTTTTTGCAATAACTTCTAACTCTGATAATTCTCTTTGTGCTTTCTTCTCTGCTTCTTCTTTTTGCTCTTGTAAGTGTAATCTCATTACTGCTAATTGAATTTGATAATCGTTCATTGTTTTTTTGTTTTTAGCGTGTTGCTTAATTGCAAACACAAGGCAAATATATACACTATTTTTTAATTATTCACAATAATTCACAAAAAAATTAAAATAAATTTACTTTACTAGATATAACTACTACTTAAATGATACTAATATATAAGAGTATTATTCTTGTTTGTGTTATTTTGCTGTTATGGGTTTTGCGTAATCGCCTTATTATAAAGGCATTAAGATATTTAAAGGAAGTGTGCCGTTATTCTTTACTACAGCGCAACCTATAGCTGGCTTTTTACCTGCTTTAGCGTAAGCCATAGCGTAGCTTTCGTGGTCTATACCGCAGCCCGTTTGTAAGCCAAAAATTCTAAAGTTTTGCCCTACGTAATGTTCGCAATATGCTTGCGTGTGTAAGTGTCCTTGTACTGTGTTTTGCATATCTGCACGGCATTTAGTGCGCGCTGTGCCTGCTTCGCCGTGTATATACTGCACGCCGTCCTTTACATAGCGTTCTGTAAAAGTCCAGTTAGGTACTTCTAAGACTTCTTTGTAGCTTTTAATCCACTTACTAGGTATAGCGCTAGTTTGTGCCTTACGTGCTATTAGGCGATCGTGATTTCCGATTAGTACAGTAGCTACAGGAAACGCTTCGTACCAACGTGCTATTCGTTTTATAGCGTATTCTAATTCGTCAGCACCGCCTAAACCGTCTGCGCTTGTTTCGTGGTAGCTGCTATAGTGATTGTCTATAATATCTCCTATAAATACTACCTCGTTGCAGCTATGCGTATGGTACTGCTCTATACAAAAGTCTAAGTATTCGTCAAGGCTAAACGGTTCGTGTAGGTCGCCTATTACTAGTATGTTGTTTGTAGTGTGCTTACGATAGTTTAGTAGTAAGGCTTCTTCGTCTGGTTTTAGTCTATACCGATTATTTGACATTTTTTACTTTTTCGAGTCCGCGACTACCGAAGTACGCACCTATAACAGTAATCAAAACTATTTGTAATAAATCTACCCAAGTGTCTTTTACTTCAAAGTCAATAGTTCCGCTATCTATAAATACCATAATTACAGTAGATACTACAAGAAACGCTAAAACTAAAGGACGTATAGACTTAGTTAACCAGTTGCCGCCCATATCCGCTACCCACCTTTTACTAACTTCCTGCTCTATAGTCTTAGTTAAGTCTACTTCTATTTTGCGTAATTCGTTCTTTAAGGTCTGCGCTTCTTCTTTATTAGTTATTACTTCGTCTACTAAGTCAGTTACGCCGCCGTTAAAAAGTTCTTTAATTATATTGCCTATTGGTAAAGCCATATTGCGTTAGGTTTAGAAGGATCGGCGTCGGCGTGGCAAAACGATTTTGCAATACCTATACGCGTAAAGCCTGCTTTTATTAAGCCCTGTACTATTGCGCTACGCTGTGCGCTATTGTTTACTGCAATATCTACAGCACAGCCTTTTAAATGGCTACTGCCTACACGTCCGCCTACTTTAGCGTTATGTTGTACAGTTCTATATCCGCTTGTTATTTTAAACGGAACGCCTGCTATAGTTCTTGCTTCGTCTAGCTTATGTAAGAACGCTAAGTCCATTTTACCGCCTTGACATTTTGGTAAGCCGCTACCTATTTCGTCGACGCTGTCAAATTCTTCAAAATTAAAATAAGTTAACATTTGCTTGCTTTTTAAAATTTCGTTTTTAAGCCTATTTTAAGGCGTTTTAAGCAATTATCTTTTTTTTGTAGTATCAACACATTACCCTATTAGAGTTCGTTAATTTACTAGATATAGAAAAATTACTTTTTACTTTTTATAAATTCTAGTATAGTATCTATTTTGCTTTTGATATACTGCATATCTTTAGCGTTATTTTCGTGATATTTAGAAAACTGCCCTTTAACTTCATATATGCTAAATACAAAAAACTTATATAAAGCATACAAGCTACCTAACAGTAAAATAAGCGTTAAGCCGTAACGTTCTATTAGTTGTAGTATTTCTTCCATTACAGATTACAGTATTTACAATTACCGAAACAAACTTTTTTAAACGTAGCGTAGTGTAACAATACGCATACTACTGTCTTTATTCTATCTATCATTTTTGCAACTTTTAATTGTGGCTATTTCTATTTCTAATTCTACTATGCGTTTTTGGCTTTCGTTAAGTATCTTTATTTTTTTGTCTAGCCTGTTATTTAATACTATTAGATCTTCTTCTAGCTGTGCTATTTGGCTATATGCTACGCCCATAGTAAAGATTATACCTACTATCCAGATTATATTTCCTACGTTTAGCGTTAAGTCCTTTTGTATCATCTACCTTGCCCTCGATACTTTTTCACATAACCTTTTTGCCCTTTACTTGCGTTTTTGTTATGCTTCCTACGCTTGTTTTTAGGCTTTGCTATAAAGCTACTTGCTACCTTTCTTGCCATTTTTCCAAGTTATATACCTATCTACAGTATATATAATAGATACAGATAGTAAAACTATTTGTAAAATTTGTTCTACTGTAGTAAACGAAATAAATAACGTTACACTATTTAGCCCTAGTACGTCGGCGTTTTGTTGTAGTAGGTTTTTCATTTTTAGCCTTATCTAAATATGTTTTTAATTTTTCTACGTTTTTTTGTTTTGGCTTATACTTCATTAGTAGCCTATTTCGTTAGCCTTAAAAAAGTTTCGTAGCGTTATACCTTTGTAGGCTTTGCCTTGTATACCTGTTTGTAAATTCATACCGCTAAAGTATGCTTCTTTTGTTGGGCTAAGATCTGCGCCTGTATTACTTGTATACTCTGGGTACTTATTGTGATTATTTTTTAGCCACTCTACTAAGCGTTCTGCGTAATATTCTGCAGTATTTAACACTATACCGCGTAAGTATTTTAAGTCTTCTAAACTAGCTGCGCTTGACTGTTCGCTGATCTTACGCACTAGGTCTTTATTCATAATTTTATAAGATAAAAACGGCAAGCACTCATATAAGCTGTAGTGTATAAGTACAGGCTGTACATACTTGTCTATAAGTGTTTCGTAGTCGTCGTTAGCTGTTTGCTGCATAGTACCTGCAGTAATAAGGCTAGCTAGCTTGTCGTATAAGTCAGTGCCTAGCAGTTGGTGTATGTGTATATCCTGCGCCACCTTTATGTATGGTAGCAGTAGTTCTGCGTCTACGTTACCGTTAATAGTAGTGGACTTTTTTATAGTGTCTTCGCTTATAAATAATACTGCCATAATCTATTTATTCTTCGTAGCCCTTGCCTACTTGTTTATTCTTCTTGGTTGCTATGTTTTCGTCTGCGTCTTTTACAGGTATTCTAACGCCGTCCGCCGAAGCCGTTGTAATGCTCTTATAGTTTTCTTCTAAATTAGGTAGCCTGTCGCCGCGCTCGTATACTTTGCCGTCTATTACTACACGCCCTTTAGCAGTTCTTAGTACATACGTTCTACGTTTCCAAGTGTGGCGGCAGTTAAAACGTCCTTTAAACTTAAAAATATCGTAGAAGCCGAAGTCGCCGTTAGCCTTTTGGCTACTCATTTTACTAATATCTTCGCGTCTGAATATGCTGTTAGCG